ATTATGTTGTGTCCAATCAATAGGTCTTCCGAACTTATGTATTGGCGTAATGCGTTTGCTGATTTCCATACCTTAACCTCCCCTGAGTCTATATTTTTAGTAACCGCACACCATATCTCGGTGGCATCTAAACCGTCAGTCTCAATATCAATCGCTAGTCTTTTCACAGTGCGTCCTCGTCAAATCTTTCAGTCATCCTACCAGTTTGTTTATTGTACAACAAACGACAGGCAGGACCAGTAAGACCACTGAATCTATTCTTCAATACACGAACGCGAGTAGTATGTCTTTCTTCTTCGTCCTCATGCTGACCGTTACGCTCAAGACCTATAACAATATCCGCTACATTACCTTGAGCCGATGACCCTTTCAAATGCGCTAGACTCGTTAACGCTCCCTCCTCATGACCCTTACCTTCAGGTCTCTTTAAGTGTGAGACACCGAACAAACATATCTCAGTCTCTTTAACTAGGATACGCAACTCACGCATGATCTCTTCAAGTGCTTCTCTCTCTGACCCACGTTCTGCTCCCGCGACTATGATAGATATGTGATCCAGGAAAATATATTTACATCCGAGACCCTTAGCCATGTACCTGACACGCTTGACGATCTTGTCCTTGTCTAGCTCACCGTTGCTGTCGAGTAGAAACAATCGACCAGTGCCTAACGTAGCCTCGAAGGACTCCCGCAGTTCCTTATCTGATACCTTAGTGGTAGGTAGGTGCAGTAGTTTGTTGGCGTGTAAGGACATCATTGACCGAGCAGTGGTGCGTACCGTTTCTTCTAGGAACAGTAGTCCTATGTTGTCTTCGCTGTTGTTTAGGATATGGTATACAAACTCCCGCATGAACTGGGACTTACCAAGACCCGAACCGGCAGCAACAATCACCATCTCATTCGGTCTGATACCGTAGGTCAAATCATTCAACCCTTTATATGGGTAGTTGATTAGACTGTCTTCCATTGGTGCGCTAACTATATCCCACAAAGTACTTCCATCCACAATCCCGTCAGGAACAAACCGTTCAGCGGACCACCAATCTTTCATAAAGAGTTCGTGTTGTTTAGACTGCAGATAATCGCTTGCGTCTTTGAACTCACCGCTGTTCTTGACTACTTTAACTTTGGACCCAAACAAATCCGCTACCTGTTGGGATGCTTCCTTACCTTGAGGGTCGTTATCAAAACACAAAACAATCGTATCAAAACTATCGATGTATTCAAAGTTATTCTTACAATCGTTTAACGCTGACCCCGCCCCATTGCGTACCGATACCACCGCATGAGTACTCACTCCTCCGCACATTTGCCAGCAACTCATGGCATCAAATTCCCCTTCGCAAATCGTTAACATCTTCTGACCACTAGAAAACAAATGCTGACCGAACAGTTTACCATCACGCCAGTTACCAGATATTGAGAACTTCTTATCGTTTACTTGACGTTTCTTGTAAGCCACGATGTTTCCCTGTTCATCGCAGTAGGGGAAGTGGTATTGATTATCTACTTCTATAGTACCAAAAAACTGACAGGTGTCCCTAGAAAGTCGCCTATCGATAATCGTTTTAAACTCCCCTTGAACACGAGAGAATGACTGCTTACTGTTCACAACCTTGAGAGATTCCTCACTAGGTTTAAACGTTGCCTTGTCACAAGAGAAACACTTAGTCCCCCAATCGTAGATCGTTAACGCATCACTGCTCCCACAGTCTGAACAAGGCTGAGCCGTTAGTATCTGAACACCCATAATACAATTCTCCTATCTATATATAACTATATAGTTAAACTATTAGAAACTATTCAAACCATATAATAAAAATAATAACTAATAACTAACTAATTAATACTATTAGAAACTGCCTCGTTCTGCATAGCTAACTCCAACAAGTCCATCATGACCTGTTTAGAACCATGTTGTCCCATTAAGGTTACCATCTCCGATAGAACCGAGTAGTAGTGACTCTCTTCTTCCATCATCTGGTAGTCATCGTCAGTCATCCTTTATCCTTTTTCAGTTGATTAGTCCACGTTTTCTCGCTAACAATCTTACCATCGATTAGAAAACGCTTCGTCTTATTTGTCCAAAGTAATTGATATTTAGGCTTTCCGTCCCTAAACACTTCGTAAATAGTTTGTGTATCCCTCTCAGAGTTCATCAGAGCCTCCAGGTTTCGTTGTAATGTCATCAGGGTAGGTTACCCCTTCGGTATACGTTAGATCGTCGTCAGCGTGCTTTAAATCGGGTCTATCGAGCATGAACACATCGTCAAGATCACTGCTCGACAAACAATCGTTACACAAACCGACGAATTCTAAACGTAAATTCTTACGAGTTGCCTCATAATCCGAGAGCAACCCGTCACAGCTTTCGCACCTCACTCGTTCGCCCAGTACTGATCGTCCTCGTATCTGAGAACAATCAGTTCATCATAGGCATCGTCTTGCTCTAAGCTCCGGTACTGTCCGAGGTACTGGCAAACCTCACCATAGCTCATGGACAATACATCGTCAGTGATTTGATCTAAACGTACATCGTTGTATTGATTACTCATTAGCCCCAGTCCTTTCTCTCAGTCTCGTTTTCGTATCCTTCGCGGTACTCTTCGATTTCCTCAGGGGTCATATCAGCTTCAGGAACTCGGATACCTTTACCCGTTCCGTCAGGATACCAATGTGGGCTGTACGGTCTTCCGTAGTATGCGTCAGCCGATCCTCGGTCGAAACAATCACCATGTTTAGGCATTCGTGTAAGTGAACTCATTTTACTTTCCTTTCTTTTGGTTTAAATAAAAATAAATCTAACTCAGGATCAATCCTATAGGAATCACGCAACGTCCGCAACCTACCCGAATTGTTATAAACAAATCCCCCGCGCTCTTTGCGGTGCTTCTTCATCAACTGTTCACGCCTTTGTTGACGTTGTTCGTCAGACATGACTCCACATCCAAACCATAATCCCGATATGGATTGAAGCCAATACGACCAGTGCTAGAATCATCAATAGGTTATCTTTCATTTGCTTAATTCCTCTTCAAGGTAATTGTTAAAAACGTCCTGCGCTTCATCAGTGAACAGATAATCCCCGTTCGCTTGCCTAACAAACGGGTTTTTAATTTCTGCGATTGTCCGCGCTTCAGCACTCTCAATTGCTTGATCTCTTCGCACTGCATGCGCTTCAGAATAGCACCAGTTATCTTTCATTGTACTACCTCCGTCTGTAGATAAATCGTTTGTTCGGTGTCCCGATTGCCACAGTTCGCGCATTCTTCGATGAACGTATCGTGTTCATGGTAAACGTGCGAGCAAAGTAAACATTCAACCTCGAGCGTCATTGTGCTACCTCCCGTTTGTTAGCTTCGAATACCGCCCTCGCAAAACCTCTTGGCGTTGCGCTCCGAATGTTCTTTGTACGCATAGATTTACCACCGAGCTTACGGTGCTGTCGACTACTACCGAAAGACTCACAGTCCACCGGCTTTTTCTTAGGTATCTTGAAACCTCCGCCAGTCCACAGACACGTTTTCTTGGAGTACGCATCACGCGGTGCTATGTAATCAGCATACAGCGGGTGTTCTGCCTCCGATTCAGGTATGTAACCGCCATACTCGAAAGGCTGAAAGCAGTAATCAGGCTTACGCCATAGCGTAGCTAATCGGCTGACGGGATTTTCAATCATGAAGGGAACCTCTAACAATGACGCAAGCATAGCGCACGCCTTCGCATGGTCTGTCGCTTCAATCTGGAAGTTCGGATTCTTTTCTGCTTTGAATTTAAACCATGAAGCCCCTGACACCGCAAGGTCTGTGCAGACGCAAAAAGCTAAGACCATGTGCGTTTTATAGCTATGACGTTTCAACAACTTGAATATGAACGGGTAGAACTCGAAGCCTTTATCGTCCTTCATGGTTTCCTGTAGATCCATCCTAATTTTGGTAATGCTTCCTCCGCCCTCATAATGGACTGTCTCACCCTCTTCGGTGTGTTGTATGTCATAGCAAAAACACTCATAACCGGCACGCGCCCACGGTTCAACAGCTACGCCCGTGTAATCGTATAAACTAATTATCTGATTTTTCATCTGCTCCCCTTTCATTCTCGTTAATAAAACCTTTTTGATTTAACTCTTCGTCAGTCCAGTAACCCTCGCACGATCTACATAGCCACCCGTTACGGTAGATATGTAGTGCGCGTTCGTCTTCGAGTTCCCCGCAGAGGTCGCAGGTACTACTCATCTTCGCCCCCTTCCTTCAATGTCTTTTCTAGTTCGTTTAGTGTGAGCAGTGAAAACAATAACCCGTTTTCAAGTGCTACATCTTTAATCTTTCGCGCACGCTCTAAACACGCATTCAACTCAAACTCTAAGTCATCTATATGTCTCATTATGCTACCTCCCAGTCGAAAGCGAACCCGTCGATATTAATGTATTCGTTTTCATCATGACACCATGCAAAGCGTACCAGACCGTCTAAATCCGCATTGGGCGATACTGATACGTCGAGCGCGTATTCCTCATTAGTAGCGTAGTATCTAATCCAAGCTGAACGATCTAATTCTAAGTTGGAGTTTTCTATATAATGTTTGAACATTTGCTTTCCTTTCGTTATGTGTTTGACTAAGACCGCCCCAAGAATATCAGAGCGGTTTCGGATAATCAATCCATCATCAGTTAGTCTGTTGTCGTAAAGACACTGCCCAACAAAGTTTCGAGCAGTGAAGGTTTTTTCTTTAGCCTTCCATTGTGTAACGTGTAATGGCCTTGATATGTTTTGTTACTAGGCTTCCCGCGAAAGACGATATATTCCGCGTCCGCGTTTCCCCCGAAGACTTCGAGGTTTCTTTGGTAATACTTTCCAAGCTCTTTCATTGTTTTTTTGATGATGAATACCTCACCGTCTGCTTCTGCTGTGCTTGCGTAATACATTATGCTTTCCTTTCGTTAATTGTTGTTAGCCGACTAATCTATTAATGAATTCTTGACAGACCTTGTACCCTACATCCTTACCGCCTAAGTATTGGTTGATGTGGCGTGTCGTGGTGGGTGAGTAGTGTTCCATAGTTCGGAATGCTCCGTCATCGTCCCACCCTGCTACAGGTGTCTCATAGCTGAATAAAACCTTCGTACCATTGTCGAGGGTTAATTCTGTCATATTGGCTTTGATTTTCTTAAGTTTAATCATTGTGCTTTCCTTTATATTGTTATGTCGTTGCGCTACCGACAGTTATATATTAATCCGTAACTATGGCAAAGTCGAGCCTGACTTGTGGCAATTGTATGGCAATTTGTGGCAATCTGTGGGTAGCTGTAAGTTGTTGATTTATAAGGAATTTAACGATCGTCATGTCGGTAATACCATAGTAGCCGAAACCCGCTAGAATCGCTTAGAAGCGCTCTGAGAGCCTCTCAGGGCTATGTGTATCATTTATACAACATTTCCAGGAACTGTGTCATTCATACCACACCCCCCTGTATTATTTTTATGGACCGCCCTAGTCTATTTATTCATCGCTAGAGGGTACTGAAGCGGCACACACTTTCGAGCCTCGACAGTAACTCTTATAGCTGAGTAGTCTTATACAAGAGTACTCTTATGTCTTATATAAGACCTGTAAAGACACGGGGGGAGTGCCAACAACAATACCGATATACGATAGACACCTTAACAGATACAAAAAGAGCTAAAATAGGCATAATTCTGCATAAATTAAAGAGTAACTATGTAGAAAAAAGACATTTAGAAACAAACGATTATAATTTATATCTAATATTGAACATTTAGAACTAAATAGAGTAGTCCTGCAAAGATAAATAATGCTTGACAAAAGACTAAAAGTATGCTACACTCAACCCCACTATACAGGTGTAAGAGGGAAACTATTCAAACCCATAATAAAAATAATAACTAGAAAAGATTTATCAACTTAATACTGTATAGCTTTTATAGTTACTAATAGACCTGAAAGGATAAACTTTTATGTCCCTTGAAGATCCTCAGCCTAAAAAACGCGGTAGAGGTA